AAGATTCTTTGTAGCAACGTCTACTCCTGTAGTTACTCCCCCAAGTTTTAAAAGATGACCCATTATAGTCACAAGAACTTTACCAAACCATCCAAAAATTGCTGTAAGATTTCTTATTAATAATCCAGATGCTGCTACTGTACCAAGAGCTCCAGCTATCTTTATAAGAGAAGATATTATTCCTCCACTTGCGTTATCCATTACCTTTATTCCCTTAGTTGCTGCATTAAACCCTCCAACTAAAGTCCCCAAAGTTTCAGATAAAGGAGTCATTCCATTTCTTAATAAAGCTTCAATATTTGCAGCAGCTATACTTGCCTGAGAAGCTAAATCAGAAAGCCTTATTCTTTCCATTTCTGAAGCTGCTCCATCAAGAGAATTTTGTAAATTGTTAATAGTTCCTTCAAGAACATCAACATTTCTCATTATAAGATTAAAAGCTTCAGCCCCTCTTAGCCCTAATTTCTTAAAAACTTTCCCAAGCTCTTCAACTGTAGCAGCTTGTCCTCCATATCTAACATTTAATTTTCTCATTATTTCTAAGAAATTAAGAGGTTTCTGGAGATCAATGTCAATCTTAAAAGCTTCTGCAAATCCAGCAGCATCTTTAGTTAATTTAGAAAGGATTACTCTCATAGCTCTACCAGCTTGGCCAGCCTTAATCATATGATTATTTAAAAATGCTAAGATCCCAACCATTTCATCAAGAGCAAGATTAGCTGCTTTTCCTGATTGAATCATAAACTTAAGACCATCTCTCATTTCCATCATTTCAACTTGATTATCTCGAAATGCTGCAACTAAGAGATCATTAATGTACGTAAACTTTTCAGTTAATGAAGCAGATTCAATCAAAGAGTCAGTCCATTCTTTAGAAGTAGCAGACAAAGAAGTCATTGACCCATCAACTTTAACTATACTATCAGCAAAGTTGTTATAGAGTCCAGCTATGAGTTTAGTTATATCTCTAACCTCTGCTTCTGTCCCAATTATATTAGCTAAAGTTGAATCCAAGGCTGCCATTGCTTCTTCTGCGGATAATCCAGCAGATCCTAACTGATACATTATTTCTCCAAGATCTGCTATGGCTGCTCCTGTTTTCATCCTAGCTTCAACTATTGCATCAGTAAATGCCTTATAAATTTCAGCAGAAGACAGAGTTTCACTTCTAGCTGTTCTCATTGCTCTCACAACTGCTCTTTGCAAATCAACAATGGACATTAAAGCAGCCTTAAATTTATCAAGAGTTCCGAATATGACCTGAAACCCTGCCATCCATGCTGCTTGGCTTATAATCATGCTTCCAAACCCTTGAGCACTTACTCGATGCATAGCTCTTACAGCATCACCACCCCTTAAGCTAACTCTAGTTAATGCTGAAGATAAAGAATTAACTGACTTAGTGGCAATTTCAGACTTAGCCACTAATATTCCCATTTCAGATTCGAGCTTTTTAATCTGAACTGCATCTTTAGAAATAGCAGGATTTAATTTAAGGAGAGATGCATTTAATTGAACAATAGCATCAGAATAAAGTTTTGCTTTATTCCTAGCAAGAGCTAATCTTTTCTCTAACAAATTTTGTTCATTGCCTAAAATTTTAGAAGTGTTAGCTAATACCTTTTCTTTAGCGATTAGTCTTTCCATATCTCCAGAAAGCTGTTTTAAGATAGCAGAAATAACTTCTGACGAAGATATGTTTCTATAGTTAGCTTGAGTCCAAACATTAATTTCTTGAACTAATTTCCTATATTTAGGAGCTAAAGTAGATAACAATGTATTTGATTCTTTTAAAACTTCAGTTGCCATCTTTTGAGCTCCAGCCGAAGTTTTAAATCCTGTACCAAGGTAATCTAACCCTACTTTTAACTCTCGATATTTCTGGATTAATTGATCTATAGAAACTCTTTGGCGAGAAGTTAATCTTTCCAAATCAGCAAAATCATCTTTTTGAGTATCAATTGATTTTCGAGAAGATTGAGCAATTTTTAAATTGTTATCTACAATTTGTTGAGTGGCTTTTTTATGAAGAGTTTCAATCTTTTTAAGAAGACCTTCTATTTCAGAAGAACCTTCCTTGAATTCTTTCCTTAAAATATCCCAAGATTTTCGAAATTGTTCTGGATAAACAGCTCTGGTTTGACCTTGTAAAGAATTAAGCCTACCCATCTGAGTAATGACTCTAATTATTTCATCTCTAACTTTAGCATAAGCTATAACTGTATTTTGAATCTTGCCAGGAAGTTCTTTAATTTTATCAGCATTTCTAATATAAGAACCAAGAGCTTTAACACTTTTGTTGACTAATCCAGCTTGTTCTCTAAATTTAGCGTTTAGTCTTTCTAATTCCCTTACGTTTTGTCCTAGCTTGACATATCTTTCTCTTAAGAGATCTACTTCTGCCCTAGCCTTTCTAAGATCTTCTACCATTTGAGCAGTAACACCAAATTCTCTTCCAGCTACTTTTTCTCCTCGAATTGTTGCAAGATCTAATCTTAATTTTTCAATTTCAGCTCTAAAAAGCTTTAAGCTTTTAATATCTTGATCAAGTCTTAAAACACCACGAAGTCTGCCGACTATTTGAATTTCTCTTATTTTTTTAGCCAAAAGATCAATAGCTTCATATGTCTTCATGGTCTGAGCTGCCGTAACAGTCATATTAGCAGATACAGATCCAAAGAGACCAGCGACTTGTCCTAATGTTGGGCCTAATGAATGATATTTTGTTCTGAGATTTGAGGTGAGACCATCGAGGTTGGTAGTATGTTTTTCTATTTGAACTTGCATGTTAGCCATATCTGTCATAGCATTTGTGACAGGACCAACAGAACCAGTAACTTTCCTGAATGAATCAATAGAATCTCTAGCAAATCCTCCTATTTGTTTAGTAAGCCTTCTTACTGTTCCTACAACTCTCCCTACAGATTCTCCTAATTTATTCAAATTAACTTTCTTGACTTCAGCTCCGGCTTCTCTTCCTAAATCCTTAAAACTTTTATTAAGAGTATTAACATTTTTCTTAAGTTTTTCTGTGGACACAGAGGCTTGATCCATTCCTTTAGCCATCTGCTTGCCATAATCTATTTTTATAGAAAGCTGTTTTTGAATTTTAGCAACATCTTCTCTTATTTTTTTAAGACTTGCATCATTTTCTCTAGACTTAAGTATTCGAATTATTAGATCTAAATCCCTAGAAGCCATTTATTTTTCCTCTTTAGGAGAAAGTTCTTCTTCCGTAATTGCCCTTTCAGTTATGACCATGTTTCTTATTTCAAAATATAAAAATGATTCATCAAATAAATTTTGGGCCGTAGGGAGAACTCCTGTCTTCTCAGACCAATCAACTAATTTAACCAAAAAAAGAGCTCTTTCAGTAATCTGAGACTTAGGGCATCCAGGAGTTCTATATGTTTTCCCTAATAAAAATTCAGCTTTTCCAAAAGTTACCCTATGCCCACATATGGGACATATAAATTTAGACGTCTGTGGATCCGTTTCGACGTCCTCATAAGGTATTTGACCACATTGTTTGCATTCTCCAGGTTGGCTCCAATCACAATTTCTAGCCTTTTTTAAATCTGGATGATCTTGGCAATAATCACAATCCCAAGTTAAAGGATTTCTTAAATATCTACTAGCTACACTCCATCTAATTACGAGCCGAAGCTCTTGAGTCAGTCCTGGTCGATATTGGAAGCTCCCCTAATAACATCAGCTATTTCTCCTCTAGTATCAGGAGGAATTTTATTAAGGTTCCTATCCATTGCGTCTCTTATTTTTTGATGGCTACCAATAGGGTCTTCCCATTCAACAGGATTCCCACCATCGTCTTCGAAATTTTTCCACCCAACTAGACCTTTTCTTAAAATTGTAAGATCTTGAGTTCCTGCTCTGAGACGCTCTTCTCTTTTCTTTCCAAATCCTTTAGCAGTATATACATCATCGGTAATGCTTGCTGCATCTTTTACATCCAAGAATCTATATAAGAATATAGTCCTTTCGCTCTCTTTTAGATCTTTTTCACATTCAGGCGTAAATTCTTGCACTTGATCTGATTTTAAACTTGTAATCTTTGGCATCTTATTTTCCTCCCTGTAATAATTAATTAAGTTCTCTATTAGATTAATAGACTTAACGTAATATCTTACGGATAAATTAATAAATTCGGGTAGAATGTATCCTTTTTCAAATGCTACCCATCCAAAAAAACGACCTACTGAATAAAAAACCATGCTGATTAAAAGATACGGCCCCCATACTATTAGAAATAAATTCCTCATTTTAAAAGGAAGGAGAGAAGGGTTTTAAAATTCCCTTCTCTCATATTTTAGGGCATGAACAGCACGGCAACGAGTTTTTAAATATAAGCCTCATCTGAAACAATAGTTATCCTAATATCAGGAACACCATTCACGTCATCATACAGAGCTACATAAGGCATATCAACCAAGATAATACCTTCATCTGCAATAGTTGGAGTTGTTCCATTGAACTGAATATTAGGCTGTCTAACAGAAAGGCTGAACTGACTGGGACTATTCCCAAGAACTGATGTGTTAATATAAGTTGAAGAAGTGAAAGTCATTACTAAGTTTCCAGCAACTCCATTCAGGAATTTCCTATACAGATCAAGGTTATCAAACTCAACAGACAAAGTTCCTTCAACAGTTCTTCTCTGCTCAGGCAACTTAGCTCTAGTTCGATCACCAAGATGGTATTTATCTCCATAAAGATTATTATTAATAGTAGCACTCCATCCCATAATAACTTCTGCACTACCATCAATGGTTAATGCTCCTTCATATCCTGAGAAAGGATCAATAGTAGAATAGCTAGAAGCAGAAGCTGGCCTAATAGTTTCAAAAGACCATTCATCATTGGCTACAAGAGCTACATTGTCTGGGAAGAATATCGTATACCCAGAATCAATATTACTCCCATATCTTATTTCTGTTGGAGATTCAGCAGAAGTAGTAGCTTCATTTCCATAAGCTCCTCCTTCTATCTTAAACTGCAAAGTAGCAGTTCCAGGCAATCCTCCAGCTATGACCTTAACCCAGAACTTAGTTGAATCTCCGGAATCACTTCCGATATAGTCTCCCCAAATTACAGGAAGTAATGCTTTCCTCCCTCCATCAAACCTGAACCACGTATAGCCAGTGGATGTAATGCTAATCCCAGGAAAGTACGTATCTAGGTCAGTACAAAGAGTCTTTGGATCTGTATATGGAGCTATCTGACAATCAAGATAAGATTTGCTGTCAAGATAATCTACCAACCCTCCGACTTTGTCAACATTGTAAACTATTCCTGTAGTGGGATCAACTAAAGGTTTACTTATGTTAAGAAGAAGATCTTCACTTGTTCCATCAAGTTCTAAGACAAGATGGCTACTTGAATCAATTTCAAGAGTTGCGGTTGCACTAGTTCCTGTATATCTGACTTTGAAAGCATCTTTCTGCAATTCAGCATTTCCAGATGCTGCGAGGGAGTATCTGAAGTTGTTCCACCTTTCCCCATTAAGCCAAAAGTTCCTGTAAAGAACTCGCCAGGAGTAGCATTTAATTCAAGAGTATTAATTTTCATTCCTGCATATAAAAATGCAGCAACATCTCTCCCCACTTCAACACTCATACCTTCTGGCAAAGTTGCTCCGGCATCTATCTGGTGTTGATAAACACCCCATTCAGTTCCAACCACCCATCTTCTTGTCATTGAATGGTCATCTGCATCAAACATCTTCATTAAATCAATGTTTGAAACATCAGATGTTATTTCTTCAAGAACTTTGCTATCTTGAGATGTTTCCAAATAATCATTTGCATGAAGTGTAGACTGCCAAGTTCCCTGAAGAGCCTGATATGGACTCCAACATTGTAAATTCAAAGCAGCATTTATAGCTGCCATTACTTCTCCAATAGTATCATAAGAAGTATTAGTTAAATCCAAAGTAAGATCAGGATCAACAGCACGGTCTATCTTTAATTCAGTTGCTTCTCCATTAGTGTGAGTAATGGTTAAAATGCATTGAGTTTCATTAGGATTCCCACATTCTATAATGAATGCAGTATCAAGCCTTGTAGTCTCAACACTTCCAAGAGCATGTTTGAACCAAGTTTCAAAACCACTTGGACCAATTTCTCCAGCAACATCTCCACCACAAGATTCAATTCCACCAATTCGTTTATGAACAGCCCTATCGGGTCTTAAAGAGTCAGAAATTAATGACCCAATTTCTGAAACAATACTTTCACTTGTCATTTCAATGAAATTGGTCATCTCTTGAGTTTGTTTTCCCCAAGCACCTTCTTCAGCAATCCCGATCTGGCCTCTACTACCTACTGCGGGGCCTACGTAAAGAGTCATACAAAATCACCTCCTATTGTATTTTTAATTTATAAAGTGGTGAATGTAGTAAATAATTTTTTCACAATCACACTTACCACTCCTCCGGCCAGAACTCTATTTCCTCTGGGTTGCGGGACCCATCTGGCTCCTAAAACCTCTACTCCTAACTTGGGAACAAAATTGTTGAGAGTTATATATTTTTTCATGTATTCATTAATTTCCCACAAAACATAAGTTACTTCATTTCTTTTTGTTTGTTCAGTTAAGTCTCCATGATAATACCAGATTTCCATCCTAATGCCGATTGTATATCTTATCTGGCTCATATTCTGAGCACTTCTCATTTCATCGTCAGAGCCAGTAGCTATTATGACAAAACAAGGAGTTCTTGGTTCAACAACATCTTCTGTATAATATGCCTTTATTTCCCTGTTTTTATCTTTTGCAAAGTTCTTCAATACAACTTTGCAATTCTCAACTGCATTTCTGTAAAGATTTTCTTCTCCTCTGAAATCTTCAACTGACATTAGAATACCATAAAGAGGTTAAATAGTTACCTACGGAATCTGATAAAGTATCTAATAAAGACTGAGCTTGCGAATCATCAACTTCTGCAATGCTCTCTTCTATTATCCCTCTCCGAATTAAATAGTTTTCAAACCTTATAGGATATTTTCTATCAAAGACTTCTGCATTGATCATATAAAGATAAAAACCATTATCAATGCCTTGCTCATTAATACTTATTGCTTCATAAACTCCTGGAGAAAGAGATTCTGATATGTCTCTCAGTAAAGTTCCTGTTCTCATTCCAACTTTAGTGCTAGACAAAACACGAGCCGTTTCTCCAATATGAGTAGGAACCCTAGTTCCTCTAGCAGCTTTTGCTTTCCTCCATTGATATGTACTTTTAGCGACATTATGCCTTTTAATAGATGCAGCTTTATCTTTCATGAATTTGTTTAATCTCTGTTGGGTTCCCCACCAAATTTCTTCAGGAAATGCAAATTCAGATAATGAATTAAGACTTGAAAGGACTCCACTTGGATCTTCCAATTTTAGAGTTAGTTCAAACATTATCTTAAATAATCCTTATTAGCAGGATCAGAAAGGTCATCAATTTCAATGACACCATTTCCAACACCCTCTACTCCCAACTCAGTTACTAAAGATTCCCTAGATCTCCATCTAGGCCCAGAGCCATGACCATAAGTATAATTTTCCATGGCTTCATCAGCAGCCTTTTTCCATATTTCTACTGGAGAATCTTCTCCGGGAGGGATTTGGCCTGAATATATAGAATTCCATATATCGTATGCAGTATATCTAACACAAGCAAATTCTATAATATCTGGAATAGGAACAGAGAGGTCTGTATAAAAATCTATAGACGATAATGATCCAAAGACCTTTTCCAATTTACCATTTATTCTTTTGGAGTTATCTCCAATGAAATCATCACCATCATCATTACTTATATCAGAGACAGAACTTATATACCACTTATCTCCGATTTCTGCTACACCTTCCCAGTTATTTGCAGTCACTGTAAATCTATCTGCAGAAATGAAACTTGCTTGAATTGTTCCATTGCCCAATGATCCAACTACATTACCAACGACATCAAAAGAAGTAGAATCTGTGAACTCAAAAGTAAAATCTTCGTGACCAGCCCAAGAATCACTGAAGGCAAGACCGTTAAGAACAACATTTCCACGATTGTCTTCATCAGGTTTAAGATCTCGATATGCTTCCGAAAATCTCACCTTTGCTTCACGAGTTCCTCCAGTTCGAAGAACTCTTTTAACTTGATCTATGTCACAATATATTCTAGCCATTTTTTACTTTTTTCTTTTTCTTCTTCGTGTTGATAGCAGTCTTAGTTTCTTCTTCCTCCAAAGGTAGCCTTACATTTCCTGTCTTGACTTCTAGCTTTACTATACTTGGAGGAAGTTCAAGGGCATCCCCGATTTTAGGAATAAAAGGCTTATCTTTATTGTACCCTCTAGTCCTATAAGTTAAATTATTTCTCTTAACTATTACTTTCATGTTACTCTCCTTTCTGAGATCATGAATTAATTATGAAGGACGTCTCTAATCAACATGAAATGAGTAGCGTCTTCACAAAATTTAAAATTATTAGTATCAATATCGAAATACATCCTTCCAGCCTTAGCAGCAGGATCTGATGAAGGTGTAAAATCAACATACTGCACTTTAGTTACTCCCCATAAATATCTCGGTGGTTTTGCCATTTCTTTTTTCTCCTATCTATATACAAATTTAATCAGAAGGTAAGCTTCCGAACTCTTTTAAAGAGCTTTGTCTAGATTAGTCATCTCCGGCCAAACCGGATTTAACTCTCTTATACATAAAGCCAGCATCAACACTCATAACCTGTGGAGCATATACTTTATTGACCTTAACGAACTCCCCTTCTCGGTCATCATCTCTCCAACGGACTACTTTAAAGCCTTTGCTAACAAATGTTCTTCCAAGAGTTAAATTATTTCCAGGTTCAACATAAGCAATAGGAACACGATATTTCATTAAATACTCATAGGAAGCAGCCTGGCCTTCGTCTGAAGCGTTCCATAAAGCATCTGCTATAGTAATCTTCATATTTCTTAAAGTGCTAGGAAGAGCATCTCCAGAAATCATGTTAGTTGTATGATACTTTAAAATCTCCCGAATTACTGGATCTTGAACAATAGCTTCAGAAACTTCCGTAGTGAAAGCTATTTTATTGGGACGTTTCCCAATGGCTTTTGAAATTGTTACGATTGCGGAAGAAAGATTAGCCAGAATATCAGGATCAGTACCATCTATCCATGCTGTAACAGCAGTTAGATCACTGTAGTAAGCTCCCGATTCAAGCCCTGATGTGCCAAGAATTAATGCCCAAATATCAATCTCCTCAGAAAGTAAAACTTTTTCTGTAAGAAAATTCGTAGCATCAATCTTCGGGCGAACAGGAGCATCCGCATTTTGTACTGCTCGATCGGTAACTATGTCTTTTATGGCCCTTTCATACGTAGAGTATGTTCCCTCATCGTATGCAAGAGTAGCTTCTTCCGTAATTGCTCCATCAGCTTTCTTGGGAGCACCTTTATAGAAACCATCCTTCCTGAAAATTCTGTACTTGTCCGATTCTTTTTGGACACCATACTCGGGCATAAATTCAGTTCCGACAAATTCGTTATTCTGATAACGAACAGCTAATCCCGTAAGGAACTTGTCGTCTCGAACGTTAGTCTTTTGTACGTTATACATACTTATATCACCTCCTCGTTATTTATTTTTTATCCAACAAATGTAATCCCATTACCCTTCATGAGAACAGGAATTATATCTCCATCATCTCCATCATTAAGGGCAATTCCTAACAAGCCATAGAGAGTTCCCCCTCCAGTAGGAGTTACAGGTTTAACTGTTGCAGCGTCTCCATCATCTACGCCAACATAGTCTCCTCTTGAGACAGCTTCTCCACATTCCACCTTGACAATGGGACCACAAGAAACAGGAATCATCTTTCCATCAACAGAATCAGAAAGAGCAACTCCAATAATTTTTCCTGTTGTAGTTACAGTTTTAGCTTTAATTTCTCGAAAATTAGTCCCTAATTCAACCACATCTCCTTCGAGAATAGAAAGTTTACTTTCCATGGCTCCTTTGTTAGCTCCACCACGATTGTCACTTCCTTCCGCCAAAAAGTTCTGAATGAAATCATTGGGACTCCATCCATAAGTAAAACCAGTTTTTTCATTCGGCAATGCCATATCTTTAACACCTCCTTCAAATTAAAATATTTTAATTGATCCTCTTATTCATTTATGTTGATTAATCTTCTACTAATTTTCCTTCTTTCGAAAGCTCAATAAGCGCATCCTCATAGCTGAGTTTTTTCTCATCAGCGTACTTCTGGACATCTGCTTCCGTTAGGCTTTTAGAAGATCCAGTCGGATTAATTTCCGACCTACTTAATTCCGAATCTGAAAATCTAAATTCTTCTGGAATAGAAGAAAACACTTTATGGAAAACATCAGCAAGCCCATAATCAACATCTTTAGGCTCTTTTTCTTCTCCCACTTTTTCAGACAGAGTAATTATCACTTCTTTTGCTTTATCAGAAAGCAAAATTGGCTTAACTACTTTAAGGGTGGCAGGAAAAACTCCTAATTCAGAAAACTGACGGAGCCTATCTTCAACATTCGTCTTATACTTTTCATCTTGAAGACCTTCATTAGACTTCATTAGTTTAGTGACGTTTTCAGTAAGAGATTTAAGATCTTCAGAAAGTTTTTTAACTTTTTCCCCTTCTTTATCTTTCTCTGCTGAAAGAGTTTTAACTTCCTCTTGTTTCGTCTCCAATGCTTTAGTAGCTTTTTCGAGATTAGCTTTCAAGTCATTAAGGATTTTAGCGTCCTCTTTGCTTGCAGCCTTCGCTCCTTCTTCATTAAGTTCTACAATGGCATCTTCGACTTTCTTAAGGTTTTCTGCCAAATCGGACAACTTCTTTTCAACTTTTTTATCAGTTTTGTCCTCCGTTTCTAATTTAACAATCTTGGCTTTGATTCCTTCTTGTTCTTTACGCAATTCTTCCAAAGTCTTCATATCAAAATTCACCTCCTCTGACAAATTAAAATCAAATTCTTCTTTGAGTTCTTCAAACTCCAAAACTTGTCCATCTTCACTCAGGGAAACTGGCTTCATACCTTTTATAAAAGGTCTATTTGTAAGTCCTCCTCCGAGAAGACATGGACCATAGGAATTCTTAATCTCTCTCTCAACAACCACACCATCTTCGTTCTCCACATCCTCAAAATCATAGGCTATATGATTATCTGTGTATTCAGCAGAAAAGTATCTAAATTGTTTTTCCTTGATTGCCTTTTTCCCTTCCGCAGTCAAGGTCATCGTAGCCATCAAACTAGAACCATCGGTAAACAATTTACTCACCCAAGCTGCTGCTCCTAACTCTGGCCTATGTTGAAAATCAAAAGCAATTTCTTCTTGAGGAACATTTGCATTAAAGTTCTTAATCATACCATCAAAAAATTGATCATTAAATCTAAGAATTCCCCACCAAGGATGTTTAAATCTTCCAGTTTTCAAGATTTGAACATCTACGGCTTTTCCTTTATCTGCTAATTCAAAAGTTTCGAAGATATCTTCAGAAAGGGGGAAGGAAAATTTACGAATTTCTACTTCGGATTGTTTCTTAGATTTGGTCTTAATGCACTTGTCTCTATAGGGTTTAATTTTGGAAATTAATGATGAACCAGCCTTTTTCCCACTCCTGGCTCCATGAGCCATTTTCCAAGCAGCTAATACTCCAGCACAATTAACTGATCCATCTGAATTTCTGTATGGATATTTTTTATTCTTAGGATCAAAAAAATGACCAGAAGGGATTTCTTTCCGCTTAGTTGGAGCTTTCCAAGTTGCTAAAGCATGATTTTCTACATAAACCATCAATTCGTTAAATTCTTGAGTACCTTCTTCAACTTCAGACAAAGATGCTAGAAAATCTTCGTCTAACTTCCCTGCTTTTTTAAGAGTAGCAGTACAAATAGCCCATGCAGACTTTTCACTTTTCCCTTGTTTTTTTAAGTCTTTTACACACTTATCGAGGATCGCAGGAATCTTAATCACCTCCTTTCATAATAAAATCTTTACAGAAAAACAAAAACAGCAGTATAAACCTATATAGCATAAATTCTAAAAAAAAGCAATTAAAATGATATGTGTCAGAATCACAATTTAGTTCTAAATTATCTTCCAAAAATTAAAATTTCTTTAACAAAATCTTTCAAGGATGACAGCCTCTATTCTTCAACTATGCTTAAAATTACATCTGATTCAAATTTATTATAAGTTCCATCAGGTAATTGCTTGTCTGTTACTATCCTAGTAGTAATTTTATAAGATACTCCATTAACTCCACCTTTTACCCCTATATTAACATAATCTGCATAATTTTTAGTTCCAGCTATCATGATGCTAGTATAATCTCCTTCAGTACTAAGAGTAGCCAAAACAGTTGAATCAGTTATTAACTCTGTTGAATCCATTTGTTTATTAAAATCTACTTTAATAGTATATTCTTCATATGGTTGTTTGGAAAAACTCGAAGGCGAAGTAGGCATAATTATTCTCCNATTTTATAGATTAGCATTTATAAAAACTCAGTATGTTTTAGGAAAGTGTATTTAGGATTAGAAAATTTTTCATATCCTTCAGCATAATTTTGATATCTACATTGAGGGCATTTAGAAACATCTGGCATTATTCCTTTCCTCTTTTTCCATAAGTCCCAAAAAGAATCCTTAGCCAAATCCCCCAATAAAAAATTTTCATTTCCTCTATACTGACAACAAAAATAGGCTCTAGAATCAGCTCCAACTATACCAATTAATCCAGCAATTAAACACGGAAGGTTATCCTTTGCTATATATCTATCTGTAATGATAGTTTTATCTCCATTAATGTTTTCTGGCAATTCAAATTTTCCACCATTAATCCACGCTGGCTTAAATTGAATATACTTAATTCCTGATTCCTTTAAAGTTTTTTGAATCTCTTGAATTCCATTTACGTTTTCTTTACAAACTACATAACTGACTCCAATATCCGTTTTGTCACTATTGGCAGATTCTCTAATATTCCTCATGACCTTATTGAACAAATTTTTCCCTTTGATTTTAAAATAACTTTCTTCATCATAAGCATCAAGACTAATTCTTATGAATTCAAAATGATCTAGATTTTTAATTTTATGAAGAAACGTTCCATTTGTTATTAATCCGATTTTAAATCCCAATGAATAAGCTTTCATTACCATATCATTAAATCTAGGATTCATTGTGGGTTCTCCACCCCCCGTGAAAGTTATTGACTTGACTCCCAAAATTCTTAATTCAGTTATTAAATTACGATAAATTTCCCAAGGTAAAAGATCTCTATTTATTTTTAAATATTCTGCATACATACAAAATGAACAGTTAAGATTACAAGCATTAGAAGGGTCTATTTCACATGTAATAGGATGAACTTCTTTTCCTTTTATAATATCAGAAATTTCATTTAGATAAAATATAGTTTTATTTTCCATTATTTTGCTGGAACTCCTTTTACTGTTTGATTTGAACCAACTTCTTTTAATACAACTGATCCCATTCCAATCACAGAATTTTCCCCTATTTTCATTTGATTTAATATTGAAGCACAAGGAGCAATCCAGCAATTATCTTCTATTTTAACACTTCCTCCTATCATAGAATGAGCAACAATAGCACAATTTTTGCCTATCTGTACATTGTGAGCTATATGAACAAAATTGTCTATTTTAGTTCCTTCCCCTATTATAGTGTTTCCTAATGTACCTCTGTCAATGCATACATTAGCTTGAATTTCTACATTATCTTCTATGATTACACTTCCAATTTGAGGAAACTTAATTAAATCTCCTTTTTTAGATCTCCAGAACCCAAATCCTTCAGCTCCAATTATCGTTCCAGCATGAATTATTACATTATTTCCAATTGTAACTCCAGGATAAATATAAATATTTCCATATAGAATGACATTTTCTCCAATTTTACATCCTGGAGAAACATAAACATGAGGTCCAAT